CTCATCTGCAACTGACAAAGTTAGTTTCAGTTTTAGTCTTATTGTCACTGGTGCTGTCACAAGAGGAACTGTTTAAACTTTATGGTCTCTCAAAAAAAGAGACTTAAAAATACTGCAAAAGGTCTGGGAACTCTGATCGAAGTCTCTGGTGTGGATATTGCCAACCAGAAAAGATTGATCGAGCTTCTCGGATCTGATGCTGTGAAAATATATAAACAATTTAACTTTCAATTTGGTGAAAATGTTGCCAAGGATGTTCGGAAAGAACTTCCAAAAGATTCTGGAAAGTTAGTTGCATCAGTTAGAGCAACCAAGACCAAACAAGGAGCATCGTTCCGAGTTGGTTATAAAAGCAGAATAACTTATGCACGACTCCAAGAGTTCGGTGGATTTAATCCCTATGGAGGATCTCTCAGAAGAGGTCGGAAACTCTATAAACCACAGAAAAAAGAGGGATATTTTATATTCCCATCTGTGAGAGATCGACTTCCAGAAATGCAAAGAGATTATGTCAGAAGACTTAACAAACTGGTCATCGCTCTCTATGGCAAAGCTGGAAAGACAGGATCATCAAGAAAGTTAATGGGAAAAAGCTAAGAGGAGAAATATGGCAGAAGAGGACAACAATCTTCCAGTTATCGTGATCAAAGATAAACAATATCTTTTGGATTATTCAGATATAACTGGGATCGAATGGCGAGAGATCAAGAAGATCACTGGTCTAAATTCAATGGAAGCAATAGGTCAGACATCAATGATGGACTTTGAAGCTCTTGCATCTATTGTGCTGATCTTTGCAAAGAGAGAAGACAAGAATATCAAATATGAAGACATCTTGGCAGAACTAACCATTGAATCAGTTAAAACACAAGAGGAACTGGATCAAGAAGTCCCAAAAGACTAAGGAGAGTTTATAGGAAGCATCTTCCAGCTCTCAGTCATTTTTTTGGAATTAGACCTTGGGAATTTGATTTGCTCACTATGGGCGAGATCAATGAATACCTCGAACAACTTAATGAATTTATAAGGAATCAGAATGGCTAAAGGAAACAGTCAAATAAATGTTGCTATTGCTTTGGACACAGCTCCTCTGGAAGCTGGTCAAAAAAGAGCAATTAGACAGTTTGATAAAATCGGATCAGTAGGTCAAAGAGCTAGTGGTGGTCTTAAAACTCTAGGCAAAGGGATGGCGAAAGTCGGTCTCTTAGCTGGTGCAATGGCAGGATCAGTTGGTGTTGTCGCCAATAAAATGGTTCAACTTGCTTCTGATAGTGAAGAGAGTGCAAACGCATTCGGTGTCACATTTAAAGAAGCATCACAAGGTCTCAATCAATTCGTTGATGAGTTCTCCACAAAAGCAGGTTTCACAACAGCTGAACTGCAACAACTACTTTCTTTCACTGGTGGCGTTGTTAATGGTATGGGAGCAAGTGCTGAGGCATCAGCTGAGTTCTCTAAACAAGTCGCAGTTCTTTCTGGTGACATTGGTTCTTTAAGAAACATTGATCCATCAGATGTCCTTGATCGTATCACTAAATCTTTAACAGGTGAACGAGAGGGCTTAAAGCAACTCGGTATTGTTATAAATCAGACAGAGCTTGATCAAAAAGCTTTGACAATGACAAACAAGAATGCTGTCTCTGAATTAACAGCAATGGATCGTGCAACAGCGACTTTGACTTTGATTCAAGAGAGATCAGCAGATGCAATTGGTGATCTGGATAATACTTCAGATGGCTTTGCAAACACTCAGAGAAGATTAAAAGCTGAACTTAGGGAAACAGCAACTGCTATGGGTGAATCATTGATGCCAAGTGTTAATGCTGTGCTTCCACTGATTTCAGAAATGGCTTCAGACATTCTACCTAAAATGGCAAAAGCTTTTGCTAATGGTGTTGAAAAAGTTAAAGAGTTCAATAAACAATTTGGTGAAGAGATAACAAGCAGACTTAAGAAGTCCTTTCAGTTTATGAAAGATGGAATCACCATAATAGGACATTTCATTGGCAAGTTTGTAGAGATGATCTCGAACTCAAAGATCCTTAGTGCAATCTTTGGTGAGTTGGATAAAGCTCAAGGTGGACTAATGGATGCAGTTAATAATTATGCAGAGAGCATAAGAGAATCAAACGCTGAAGAAAAAAGAGCTGTTAGATCTCGTGAAGATATGATCAAGAAATATACAAAGACTGAAACTGTCTTAAACAAGACACAGATGGCTCAGTTTAGATTCACACAGGAAATGCGAGAATCTACTGAAGCAGTTGAAGATCATACTGATGAAATAGTATATGGTGCAGTTGAGTTCCAGAAATATACTGGATCAATTAACAAAGCTCTCTCTTCTATTAAGACTCTCACTGGTTTGCAAGAACGAGGCAAGAGAGAACAAGAACGACTTGATGAAGCAACTGGCGAACTTGAGGAATCAAATATCCAAGTTGCTAAAGCTCAACAAGTTTTGGCTAAGTCTCAAGATGAAGTGACCAGACTTCAAGCTGATGGCACTGAAGTCACAGCTGATGAAGAGTTGGCAATTATACAATTAAAGAAATCTATCGAGGAGCTAACTGAAGCTCAAGATGGATCAAGAGAGAAAGAACTTGAACTGATCCTTGCTAAAGAGGAACTTATCGAGTTAGAAAAAGAAGCAACTGCTCAATCTGATGCTTATTTTGATGCTGTTAGATCAGTTGAACAAGCTGAGGAAGATCTCGCTGATGCAATTGAGGATCAAAAACAAGCGAGAGAAGATCAGATTAAAGCTAAGAATGATCTTGCTGAAGCAACAAAGATCAGTGCTCAAAACCTACTCACTGAAGCTCTTGCTGTTAAAGAATTAGAAAAAGCTTTCGGATCATTTGAAGCTGGAACATTTAAAAAGACACTAGAAGAGATCGCAACTCTAACTGGTAGAAAGATAGCTGAGATAGAACAAGCATTTGCTAATGCAGGACTAACAGAAAGCTCTTTCACTGCTCCAGATAGTGGATCAAGTGCAGGATCTACTCCTCCAGTC